AAACCATAAACCATAACCTTAAAAGAGATCAGGCAGGAGCATCTGTGTATCACAGCATTTCAGCCCCTGCCTGTCAAAGTTTATAAAACCGTCCTTTAAACCTTCGTCTTCAAAGCCCTTGACAGTTATGGTTTATCGCTGTATAATGGGCTTGTGATCACAGTCCTTGATTATCAGCCGTTCCCTGTCGTGCCTTTCATCTTCATGATCTGCACAGCCTCCGGCAGTACCAGCTTGCCGTCAACACGCTCCTTGCAAACGAATGCGACCTGACCGACACCTGCATACAGCTCGTGAAGTGCCGCAAAGGAACGAATGCCGCGGTCGCCGATGTTGTAATAGCTCATATCGCCAAATGCAACCACAGGTTCACCTGCCGCAATGGCGGGAACATAGGCGGAAGTGTACACAGGATAACCAAGCAGACGATCAGGCTCTCCCGCAGTCAGCGCAGGCTGCCAGAGATACTGCCCGGTGCTGTCCTTCAGCTTGCGAATGGCGGCAAGGGTAGAATCCGCCGTCAGGAACACCGCCTTGCTGCGGTAAGGACGCTTCAGCTTGTAAATCAGGTCGATGATCTCATCTGCCTCGATCTTGTTCCCGGCAGTCGTAATACCGACCTCACCGCTTGTGAGAATACCTGTCGGCTTGCTTACTCCATCACCGATGATCATCGCTTCCTCTTCGCTGTTTGCCAGTGCGCGGGAGAACGAGCTGATCAGCCAGCTTTCAAGGTTATAGGCATTATCCGCAAGAAGCTCCTCGGAGACCTTCACAGCGACCGACAGCTTATACGCATCAAGGATGATCTGACCGAACTGTGCATCAGAAAATACAAGTTCCCCGCATTCCTCGATCCACGATGCCGCAGGCTTTGATGCTGCCACATTGATCTTGCGCTCACCGTTGGTCTGAATCACAGTGCCGAGGCTGCGCATCACATTTTCCTCTTCGAGGGATTCGATCAGGCGGGCATCATACTCATCCGGCACAAGATAGCCGCCGGAGGTATCTGTACCTTCCGTGAGAACATTGCTGATCTGACGGAAATTGCTGCGAAGGGCGGTCAGGAAACAACGCTTGTATTCTTCAGAGGAGCGGCCGGTACGATTGTTTTCCATTGTACCGCCGGGAATATTCGTAAGAGGCGAAGTGACCGGACGTGAAAGCTCAGTTTCCAGTGCGGAACTGCGCTCCATACGCTCGATCTCCTTGCCAAGTGCGATGATCTCAGCCTCCATGCGGTCGTAGACAGCACCATCCTCAGCGGAGAGCGTGCCATTTTCGGTGCGGTGAGAATCGAGAAACGCCTTTGCAGCTTCCCAGCTCTTTGCGCGGTTCTCACGCAGCACATTGATTGTGAAGTTTTTCATTTTTTCCTCCTTCTGCCCGGAGAGTGCCGGGCGCACAAGTCAAGGTTTTTATACTGCTGTGATTGCGGTTAATCACTTTTGCAGCACAAATAAAAAAGACCTCTCGGATTTGAGAAGTCTAAACGGAACAGAGTATAAACTAACTTTACAGCGTCATCAGTTAGCAACAGTGTCACAGTGGATTGATCTGATGGCGCAATGCTTCCAATCTGTCATACAGCGGTTGGATCGGAACAGAAACAGTCTCACCGAGCATCTTGTTCACAAGGACTGCATCTGCCTTGCGCTGTGAAAACAGCATCGGCGCGGAATTGTGATAAGGCTCTGCATCACGAGTCAGGATTCCATCCGCAAAGCCAAGCTCTACGGCTTTCCCTGCATCCATCCATGTTTCTGCATCCATCAGCTTTGCCAGCTCCTTGCGGCTCAGTCCTGTTTTGATCGCATAGGCATTGATGATGCTCTCCTTTACTGCATCCAGCATAGCGATTGCCTTTTCCATTTCGGTGTGGTCTCCCATTGCGGCAGTTGCGGGATTGTGGATCATCATGGTTGATACCGGACTCATCAGAACCTTTGTGCCTGCCATTGCAATCACAGATGCCGCTGATGCTGCGATGCCATCGATCTTGACAGTGACATCATACGGATGGTTCATGAGCATCGTGTAAATCTGTGCCGCAGCCACGCAATCCCCGCCGGGAGAATTGATGTGAACAGAGAGCGGCGCATTGACCTTTTCCAGTTCGGCCTTAAACAGCGCAGGGGTGATGTCGTCCTCGAACCAGCTTTCATC